CACTGATTGAACGATAGTTGAACGGCTTTCAATACGTTTTTGAACGGTTGGAGGCCGTTTTTCGTGTTTTTGGGGGTAAAATGAGGGTGATTTTTGGGTGAAAAATGGGTTTGGGTGGACACTTGGGTGGACGATTGGGTGGACAGTGCAAAACGAAATGTATCGATTGGGTGGACATTAGGGTGGACACTTTTAACATAAAACTCATGGAATTAGCCCCCCTCACAATGACTGAAAATTATCGATTATGCGCGTTTTTGCTGTTTTTACCCCCTCCCTTATTCCAAGATTATAGGGTATATTACCACTTTTTTATAAGGTGATTTTTTACAGAACGCTGTATTTATCGGTATTTTTAGCTATATTTAGGGCGTAAAACCATTAAAAAGTGTGCGCGCGATTATGCAAGGCAATGCTTGAAAGCACATTCGCATGAAATGTGTGTGGATGTGCTTGATGATAATATGTGTTTGATTGAAGCTATCATTGCAGAGGCTGAAGAGCTTTTGCTGTGATCTTCGCAGCTTTACTATTATACATGTAGCATCATTCGAGCCGGATAAAGCCGATGACGAGTGCGACGGAATAGATTTCGGACAGGGGGAGTTCAAAAGGGTCGTAAGCAGGGTTATCTGATACAATAAGGATGTGTTCTTTGTCTGAACCAGGTTTGATGCGTTTAAGGATTGCCCCTTGTGCCGTGTCGAGAACATAGGGGCGATTCCATTGGAAGAAGACCGATGTCATCGCTTCACGCTGGCATGCCACGATGTCTCCTGATTTATAGGTGGGGAGCATCGAGTCGCCATTGATAGTTATCAGGAAGTTTGCTGTTTTGAATTCAGGAACGATATAGTGCTCGCATTCATAATCAAAAGCTTGTATCTCTCCGCGCAGTGCCCCAGCCATGGCACTGAAAGGAATGAGGGGGATGCCTTGTTGCCCATCATCTACATGCTTTGTAGGATAGATGGCCACTGCAGGCCTTTGCTCGGCAATCGTAGGCTCACTCTCATCTGTGGCTTTGAGCATATCACCATTGCCTGTAAGAAGCCATTCTGCAGAATATTCGGGATAATTTTCAACGAGCGATTCTATCCATTTGGCTTGTATGTCTGTACCTTTTGCTATAGCTCGTGATAGAACCCCCTTGCTTGCACCTATTTTTTTCTCCAGCGCGCCGATAGTTATCCCTTCGTGCTTGGATAATTCCTGTATGCGTGATAAAATTTTACACATAAAATGAAAATTATCATCCAAAAAGTTTGGATGGTTGAAAATTATCGCTATCTTTGCAGTGTGTTAAGTTTATTAACAGCGCCCAAAAATACGAAAAAGGGGCGAGAGAAACAAACATTTAAGATTAAAGAATATGAACGAGAATCTTTTAGACAAGGTCAGCACTGAAAAAATAGAAGCGTTGGTTAATGCTTTAGATGCTGTGATTGGTGACATGCGCAGTGTTGAAGATAGTCAGCTTGTGCGGTTCCGAGACAATGCCTATTACACCTGCCTCTCGCTTACCGACATGATTTTAACAGCGCTCAAACGGCGTGTGAATGGTATTCAAGGTGAATAGATTGTAGGATGACAAAGCGAGTAGCACGGACTGCCGGGTCGCTCCCGCAGGGTTCGACTCCCTGTGCTCGCCCAAAGCAAATTATTAAAATCGACAGATATGGATAAGAAAATTTATGTGAGTAAGAGGGATGCGGCCCACCTACGTAAAGTTTTCGGCTGCTCGAAAGTGATGGTGTGGAAGGCACTGAACTTCAAAAGCGACAGCGACCTTGCACAGAAGATACGCTACACAGCCCTCATGCAGCTGAACGGCATCCCCAACTGGAAACAGGAGGGGATGGAAACAACCCACGAGGAGGCCGAGCGCACAACAACACAAACCTTTGGCGAGCGTGTGAAGTTAGTGTTCGACCGCGAGGATGGTACGACGAGTGTGTTTGTAGACGGTGTTGAAACCCGCAAGGAACAGAACCTGAACATTCCGGCTTTCATGGGTCTACAGCGTGAGGTTGAACTGATGGCGATGAGCCTGTAACCTTTTATTCATCGGGATGGAATATTTCAATAAGATATTGTGCGTAACCTACGCGGAACTAACTGGAGGTAGCGAGCCTGTTGTTACAGGTGGTACGCTACTGAAGAATGTGAGCCGTGGCAACATCGTCAGCGTTCACCGTGGAGGTGGCGAAGGCGGTCAGGCACTCTACGCATGGAGTTCCATTCCTCAAAAATATAAGGAGCGCTATATGGAACGTTACGGCGACCCCGAGCAGCGCATGAAGGAAGCCATGATGCGCGACCGCATCAAGCTTGACGGAGAGGCACGTGAGTTCTTTGAGAACTTCACCTACGAGAAGAACGGCAAGCAGGAACATCTTACAGAGAAGCTCATTGAAGAGTACACCATCAATGCCAGCGTACTGAAAGAGCTATTGAAGATGATGGCACAGCGTCAGGCCATCCGTCAGAGCCTGAATGCCAGCACAGGCGGAGCATGGGAGGTAATCTATCAGAGTTCTGAAGCTATGCGTGAAGAATATCAGCACACCCTTCCACAGAATGAAGCACGACTGAAAGCAAAGCTCAAGGCTTTCAAAGCTGGCGGGTATAGTAGCTTGATTAGCGGTAAGGTGGGTAATCAGAATACAATTAAGATTACACCCGAATTCGGACAGCTGCTTATAGCCTTGAAACGTTGTCGGGTTCCTGTATATACGGATACGCAACTCTTTGAAGAGGCAAACCGCCAGGCAGAAGCAAACGGCTGGAAGCCGCTGAAAAGCCTTAGCGGCATGAAACGATGGCTGAACAGTGCTGCGATTGAGCCACTATGGTATGATGCTGTATATGGTGAGCAGGCTGCACGACAGAAGTTCGGACGTAAGCACCGCACGGCCTTGCCCGTGAAGCGCGATGCCTTGTGGTATGGCGACGGCACGAAGCTCAACCTGTATTACAGGGACGAGGACGGTAAGGTGCGGACCACGCAGGTCTATGTGGTCATTGATGCGATGAGCGAGGTGATGCTTGGCTGGCATATCAGCGACACGGAGGACTACGAAGCGCAATATCATGCTTACCGCATGGCCATTCAAACCAGCAAGCACAAGCCTTATGAGATTGTGCACGACAACCAGGGCGGACACAAAAAACTTGACGCTGACGGACTGTTTAAGAAGCTTTGCCACGTGCATAGGACCACGCAGCCTTATAACGGCGAGTCAAAGACCATTGAGGCGGTGTTCGGCCGGTTCCAACAACAAGTGCTGCACAAGGATTGGCGCTTCACAGGACAAAACATCACGGCCAAAAAGATGGCCTCTCGCCCTAATCTTGAATTCATCGAGGCAAACAAGGATGCCCTCTATACATTAGAGGAGCTGCAAGATGCTTATGCAAAGGCTACGAAGGAGTGGAACGAGATGGCGCATCCTGCATACGGCAAGAGCCGACAGGAAACCTACGACAACAGCGTGAATGAGGAAACGCAGCCGGTCACGGCACACGATATGGTGGATATGTTTTGGGTGACAGCTAAGCGCATGAGCACCTTCACCGACCAAGGCATCAGCGTCACCATCAAAAAGCAGAAACGGCAATACGAAGTGATGAGCCAGCCAGGCGTGCCAGACCACGAATGGCGCCGCCAGCACACCTACGAGCGGTTTGTTGTTAAGTATGATCCTTACGACTTCGGAAGCGTCCGACTCTATAAGAAAGAAGCTGACGGCAGCCTGAGGTTTGAACGCGTAGCCGAACCTTATGTTGTGATACATCGCGCCATACAGGAGCAGACCACAGGCGAAGCTGCCTTTATCCGTCAAGAACAGACAGCCAACACCACAGACCGCATTGAGCGCACCATTGCAGGACGTGAGATAGAAAAGGCTCACGGCATGATGCCCGAGCAGCACGGACTACATAGCCCGAAGCCTAAAGGTATGACGGCAGCCGAACGCCGGCAGATAGAACGGCGCACAGGCATTTACAGCCAAGCGCCTGAAGAGTATAAAATAGGACGAAAGACGAAGCAAGTGAGCCTTGAAGACTGGTCAAAGGTTGAGACAGCAGTGGTCGACATGGCTGCGGTAGCAGGAAAGTATTAGCAATTCAACGAATTAAAAAAACAATATGATGAGCAAGTTAACAACAAACGAGAAGGGACAAATCCAAGAGTGTTTGCGGCTATACGTCAGCAAATATCCCAGTCAGAACAAGGCAGCACAGAGCCTCACGGGCACGAGCAGCGCAACGGTGAGCAGCATTCTGCAAGGTAAGTGGGAAAACATCAGCGACGAGATGTGGCGCAACCTCGCATCACAACTCGGCACCACGACCACCACCGACTGGCAGGTGGTCGAGACAAAAGCCTTTCAGGAGATGACCCTCGTCATGAAAGATGCCCAAGCCGTGAGAAATGTTACGTGGATCGTGGGCGAGGCTGGCTGCGGCAAAACCACCACAGCGCGCCTCTATGCTACTGAAAACAGCGAGGTGTTCTACATCTTGTGCTCTGAAGACATGAAGAAGAGCGACTTCATTCGCGAGATTGCACGCCGCATCGGTCAGCGCACCGAGGGCTACAGCATCAGAGAGTTGCTCGACCGCATCATCGACGACCTCATTCAGATGCAAGCACCACTGCTGCTTTTCGACGAAGCCGACAAACTGCCCGAGCGCGTCTTTCATTATTTCATTGACCTTTACAACCGCTTGGAGGACAAATGTGGCATCGTCTTCCTGTCCACCAGCTACATCAAGCGGCGCATGACCATGGGGCTGCGCTACAACAAGTGTGGATACAACGAGATTCACTCTCGCATCGGCCGCAAGTTCTACGAATTGGAACCCACCGCTCCCCACGATGTCTATGCCGTATGCATGGCTAACGGTGTGACCGACAAAAGTCGCATCTCAGAGGTTGTAAAAGATGCCGAGGCGTATGATTTCGACCTGCGCCGCGTGAAGAAAAATATCCATCGCGTAAAAGTGATGCAAGCGCAAACAGCAGTCAAGTAGCGTTAAAACAATCCTAAAATAGTAATCAAATGGCAAGTGGAACAAAAGATGCAGCACAGGTGATTGCCGAGCTCACGGCGACGAATGCTAATCTGCGCGAACAAATAAAAAGTCTTGAAAAAACCTTGTGGAAAAGAGACCATCCCGTGCTGCGTCGTGCACTGAGCGTCAGCGACGTTATGCGCATGAAGAAAGAAACCTACCCCTTTGAAGGGGCATGGGAAGAAGCCTTCGGTTGTCCCGAGAAAAATGGCGTGTGGTTTGTGTGGGGCAACAGCGGCAACGGCAAGACGAGTTTCATGTTGCAGCTTTGCAAAGCACTGTCGCACTTCGGCCGCGTGGCCTACGACAGCTTGGAGGAGGGCGCATCGCTGACGATGAAGAATGCCCTGATGACGGCTGGCATGCAGGATGTGGCACGCCGCTTCGTGTTGCTCGACCGCGAGAATATGCAGCTGCTGTCGGCACGCCTCGGCAAGCATAAAAGTCCCGACATCGTGGTTATCGACAGCTTTCAGTACACCAAAATGAGCTTCAAAGACTACGAGGCTTTCAAAGAACGGCATGCCAACAAACTGCTCATCTTCGTCAGTCAGGCCGATGGCAACAAGCCCGCTGGGCGCACGGCCGTGAGCGTGATGTATGATGCGAGCCTAAAGATATTCGTCAGTGGGTTTCGCGCCATCAGCAAAGGGCGGTATTTCGGAAGTAAGGGGTACTACACCATTTGGGAAGAGCGCGCAAAGATGTATTGGGGAGAAGAGCAAAAAGAAAAATAGTATGGCAAACAAGCGAGACAACCTA